GAACGCATTGCGAAGATCAAACCTGTTGGACCAGTCATTGGCTGAACGCCGCAGATGTCATAAGCCATTAGGTTTGGTAGTGCACGACGGACGAGACCGATTAGGATTGGGTCAAAGCCTTTGATTGCGCCTTCACCACCACCTACTGGTGACATACCGCCACCAACGTTGTTTGGTAAACCGCCACCAGCGACTGAACCAGCTTCCCATAGGTTTTGCATGGAACGTGATTCTTCCATTAGGGCGCGTTCTTGGTTCTCTAGAACAAGTGCAGTAACTGCACGCTTGTAAGGATCTGTGATCTTTGGGAGTTCTGAGTGATCAAGAACTGGAGCCCACTTCTTTGCATATGTTTCGTTAAGATACATTTTATAACTCTCCTGAGTTCTTAGTTTAAATTAGGCTTTTGGAGCCGTTTTTGTGATTGCATTTACATAATGTTTCATCATACCAGATACTTCAACTACTTCTGGTTCTTCAACAGCTGTTTCTTGAAGAGCCTTTACCTCACTTGTCACTTTCTTTGTTGGGAAGTAGTTCTCGCGAATTACTGCGAGCTTATTATTAAACTCACCCTCTGTGGTGAACTCCACGCCCTCTGCGAGCGAAATCATCTTAGCAATCTGTGTTTCAGTTAGACCTTCGCAGATCTTACGGACTGCTTCATTTTTCTTTGCGCCATTTAGTTCTTCAACTAGAGCAGCCTTCTCAGCAGCAGCTGCTGCCATTGCTTCTTCTAGTCCAACAACTTTAGCGGCTAGTTCTTCAGCAACATCGACCTTCTCTTCTGGGATTTCGATGTAGTGCTCTGTGAATAGATCCTTCAAGCCATTGATAAAGTCTTCAACGATTTCTGCGCGGAGACCTGTTTCAATTGCAACTTGATTTTCCTTGACCCACTCTTCAACTGCATAGTTGAGATACTCATCAACCTGTGCAGCCATTTCGTTCTTGATTTCTTCGATTGCTTCAGCAAGAACTGCTTCGTTCTCAGAAAGAACATCTTCAACAATTGATTCAACACGTGATTGAACAGCTGCTTCGAAGATTGTTGTTGCTTTGGTGCGGAACTCTTCAGAGAGTGATTCGCCATTGAATAGCGCATCGACATCTTCCTTCATTGAGCCCTTGTGCTTGGCAACCATATCTTTCTTATAGTTCTTCTTCATCTCAGTTTCATCTTCATCATTCTCTTCTTCATCATCTTCCATTTCAGCTTCTTTTGCTTCAGCAATTTCTAATTCTTCTTCAGCAATAACTTCGCCGTTTAATTCGACTGATTCGTTTCCTGTGCCGCCACCATCGTAGTCTGGATCAACGTCGCCGACTACTGGTTTTGCGAGACCTGAAGACTTAACAGAATTCATCTTCTTATCGCCTGCAGTTGATGTTTGACCAGGCTTTGGTGCTTCTTTGGCAGCAGCAGCAGCCTTCTTGCCAATCTCATCGCCAGCTGGGTTTTCTGTTGTTGCGCCGCCTAGATCATTTTCGTCGGCAGGAAGTTTTTGCATTGCTTCCTTACCTGCATTCATTGATGCTCTTAGAATTTCAGCAGCAGATTCTGATAGTGACTTTGTCATTTTAGTTAAACTCCTAAAGAAGTAATATTATTTATAAATTTTAAAGTTTTGACACAAAATTCTCAAAGATCTTCAATGAGATTTCGTCAATTTGCTTTTGCTTGGCTTTCTTTACTTGTTCATAATATGCGTTAACGTCAATTTCCTTGACCTTACCGTTATCCCACACCCACTCTTTACCTTCCATAATACCTTGAACGAAAGCCCCTGGTGCGGATGGATCCGCTACGATATCTGCCGCTGTGGCTAGATAGAAATCATCTTGAACCACGTTAACACCATTCACTTCTTTAAGTGAACCCATGCCACGTGACGAGACTCCAAGAGTAGCACCGCCTTCTAGCAAAGACTTTGCAATTTTACCCATTGGTGTTTCAAGAATTTTTGCCTTACCAATCCAAGTAGAACCTTCCTGACGAAGATTGGTAATAAGATGTGATACGCGATCTAGATTGATGGTTGGTGAATCTGGATGACCCAACTCACCAAATGCGCGATTCTTTCCGACGTATTCGATCATATAACGATCAACTTCTTTCTTCATCGTTTGTTCTTTATAAAGACGACCGTTACGATTCTTTTGTTCTGCTACAAGAAAAGGTCCTTCGATGAATAGTGACTTAACACCATTCTTTTCTTCGGTGATGACCTTAACTGCTTCAATTGTTTCTGTGATTAGTTTCATTTTACAACCCTAATGACTGTCTTCTTCTTAGTGAACGTTTGCGCTTGATTAATGAGCGCGCCAGTTTTGCTCTTCTTTTCACTTTTGCTTTGCGCTGAGAAATGCGACGACGCAAACGCTCTGCAGATGACATACGTGTCAACTTACCACCACGAATTGTATAACCCTTTACTCCAGAGACAACTTTACGTCTCTGAACTTTGCCACCACGAACACGTGCTTTGACGAGTTTCTTACGACCCATGCGCACGACATTGGCTTCAGCAATAATTTTTCTTACAACTTCTGATACAATGCTCATTTGCCACCAATTGTAAATTTAACTTTGCTCATAGCGAAGTTTGCTGCCTTATCAAATCCTTTTGGATCTTTGAGCATATCAGCAAACTTCTTTTTATTATCGTCGTTCAATGCACCATGAACCATGTGAATGGCTTTTGCTGCACCGTGACTGACTCTTGTTTTGGATCCATCAGCAAACTTCATTTGACGAGATGTTTGCTTTGGCGTTTCTTCTTGAGCATATCTTGCAACTTGCTCAAGACTTTCCATGACTTCTTCCAATTCAGTTTCTTCAGCAGCCAATCCAGGAATTACTGATGATGGATTTGTTGTATTACCAGGACGATATGGAATTGTAAATGTTAATCCAAGTTTATCGTTTGTGTACAATGCAACTCTTTTTCCGTCTGGGAAAATACGAATGCCTTGACGACGTAGAACCAACATTGGTGGTGGTTGAACTTCGTCTTGTAGTGCTTCGCATAATTGATTTTTGTCTGTAATCTCAAAACTGTTTTGTAGATTCTTACGAACAGCTTGAAATGATTGAGTTGAACCAAGCGCTGCCTGTGTCAAAGAACTATTGTACTTCATCAACGCATCGCGCTGATTCTTAGGAAGTTTTGCAACGTCTCCGACTTGCGCATGCTTGCGAATTGCCATCTTAAGAGTTGGCAATTCAGCTGGCTTCATCAACCCTGCACGAACTAACGCATTGAGTTGCGCGTTATTCTGCTGAGGCTGATTCGGTGCTTCCGTCAATTTCGATTTCAGTTGTTTCAATTTCATTCGTTTCTACTTCTGGTGTAATGAGTGTTGAAGCGAGTTCAACTTTTTTAACTTCTAATGCATCAGTTACTTTATTCGCAATCGCAGACTGAAATGCAGCTGCAAATGCGTCTTTATCCTGATTCATTACCGCATCAATTAGATCAACGTTTTCCATAATTTTACTCCAAATTATTTAGTAATTTCTGATTGGAACGCTTGGTCAACTGTTGATGATGGTTCAGCAACAGTTGCTGGCTGTGGATTATCTGATTGTTCCTCAGCAATCTCAGCTTCCATACGCTCAATCCCTTCTTCATCAAAATGCAATACGTGTTTCTTGACCCATGCCTTTGAATAGTATGTTCCAACGTATGGGTCAATTTGCGCCATAAGTTGCAAACGAGCACCCATAAGTTCTGCTTCCTTCAATTCAGCAAAGTTATTGTCCTTGAGGAAGTCGTAGTGGATCTTTTCTTTTAGAATTTCCCACTCGTCCACAGAACAAATACCCTTCAGTGACAATTGACGTTTCATCAATTCGTCAAACAGTATTGTAAACTTATTGCGTAGGCGGTCAATAAACTTGGTAAACTTTAATTCATCTCTGGTGATTTCTGTTGAACGACCAAGAGAGAATCCTGTTTGTGGCTCAAGGCGAGAAACAGGAACATTCAATGACTTGTATAGTTTATTTTCGAAGTAGCGAACGTCAGACAACTCACCAAGATTTTGACCTGCTGGTAATGTTGTAATTTCTGTTGCCTTACCTTCGCCGCGACGTGGAATCCAAAAGTCTTCCATCATTGACATAAACTTACGATCGTCTTTGACTTCACC